AGAATTATGCTATTATCATGCCATCCTTAACAAACAAAGCTAGTATTAAAAATACCTCAAACAACATTTTTAAAACCAAAATTGAAAACTCTAACTTAAAAACTATCTTGCTAAATCTTGTTAAAGACAATTTAGGGGATCTTTTTAGTAACCCAAACCCCATCGAAGTACCTAGAAATATAGAAATCAGTAAAACTAATGAAATTAACGAATTATATGACGTGGTTGTCGCTTCATACAATAACTTAATTGAGAAAAAGCAAAATGATGTTTTAGAATTAAGACGTAATGTATATGACGAAAGAAAGAATTTAATTTTAGAAACTGTTCATATTTCTAAGAAAGCTGGAACTAATAATGAGAGAATAGAAAAGAGGAAGAAAACAGCAAAAAACAATGCTAAAAATAAAGATAGTAGTGCTCCGAGATCAGTTGAAAGTGGTTATCATAGTAGTTCAAGTGTTATTACTGAAAATACTGACAATCATGATAATAAAGAGAAACTTAAATACAAATCTTTTGAGCTTAAAAAATTAGAAGAGAAGCTTTTTAAATTAGAAAAATGGTTAGGAACTATTTGTGCAATGAGAGACTATCTAGTTAATAATTCTACATTATTCGAGGAGTTAATCACTAATATTGATGTTATATCTAAATTATTTAATAATGAAAATGTTATGTCATTAGATGATTTAAGCATTCTAGATAGATATACCAATATATTGAATATTTCAATAAATTGCATTCCAACATTAATTAAACATTTTTATTTAGACTTACCAGCTTTACGTGAGTGCGATGAATATATGTCTCATTTATTGGCAAAGTCATTACCAAAATTTAAAATTGATGTTTATGCTATTGATCCAAAAACTCTTTCATCACAGCCAAATGGTTGTAAATACTTAGCCCATTGCTCTGCCTTTGATTTAAGAGATACTGCAAAAAGTGATAAACTTGCAAAAGGTGTTTTAAAAATGCTTGAAGAATTAAGTTGTCAGGCTAGATACGGAACGATATGGATTCAAATTCTTATTTTCTTATTTTGGAGACAAAAAGAAAGTGAAAGTGTTTTCTATTCCCATTTACCTAATGATTACTGTTTAAAAAGTACGGAAGTAAAAAACGCTACAGAAACTATATCTTTTCAAACCATTGTACGATTAATTCGTAAATTTAATATTACGCCATTTAGAGTTAAAAAAGGAAAATTAGTTTATAATGATGAGAATGAGAAAGATTGGAGTACACAATTACCATTATTATTAACTGCTTTAGTGAATGGAGTTATTTTTGAAATGTGTGGTCCTTTAGACGAAAGATCAGCAATAGCATATGTAAAGATGATGTTAATTGGATCAAAATTATCTTTAGCCGATTACCTATTAGATAATAAATCTAAACTTAGAGGATGGTTTAAGAAAATGTTTTTTATAGCAAAAAGCTTAAGTGTATTATCTTGGAATAATGATCAACCTTCAAGAATATGGTACACTGGACCAGGTTATGAAATAATATTTCCCGATGAGATTCATGATATTGATAATCAGATTCTGAAATTTCCAGGCTTTTTCCAACAATATGTCAATTATCATTTACAGTACATTCAATCTCTCACTGGAACTCAAACTGATGCTATACATTGTACTTTAGTTATTAGACATGTTATTATGTGTACCTTGATAATTACATGTACTAGTTCATATAATAAAACATCTCCATTACTAGCTTTGGATAGTGCATATGCTACTAGACTACAACATTGTGTACCTACTCCTGCTGTTACAAAAACTTGTATATATAATGGGACTCAATACAATTTAGATTATGATTTCGCTGGAATGGGTGAAAATTACCAGTCTATTTACTTAAAAATTAGAGAATATGTAAGCAGAGTTTATGATGATAAAATGTTTTTTGATTTAGAAGGTGAGTTTGTAAATTATTTAACCAATAGATCAGGTGGAATTAAAGTTAGTGAGTCTGAAGTTCAAAAGATCTTAGGTGCATCAAATAAAGTTGTGCAAGCCGTTTCTCAAAAAAGAATTATTAATTTTTTATTATCAGTTCAATTTTTTGAAGATTTAACTCATATTTATAAAATGATGACTGATGAAGTAAAATGTGGCTATAGACAACAGGTTGATCGTAGAATGCGTGTTATTGCTGTTATCAATAATTGTTTTCAAACTCTAGAATTTATTTTAGTTCACATATTTAATCAAATTAAAAATAACGTTGAGTCAATAGCTATGGGTAAACAAATTGGCAATATTATAGATGCAATCACTCAGATTAATATTTCTGGGAGTCGTAATGGATTTATGTCTTCATCTGATGTCGCAGGAATGGATGCTTCAGTTTTACCACAATTATCTAAATTTATTAGACATGCCATAATTGATCAGTTAGTAGAGATGAACGCTCCTGTTGATAAATTTTTCTATTTTCATAGTTGTGATTGTGAGGTAAATATTTACAATGATAATGGATGCTATGATACAATGGTAAAGCATTTACATATGTTGCAAATGTTAACGATGATTGTTGAACCTGCTTCTGAGGCCGTTAAATTAGTAGCTCATGATGGTTTCTTTGTTGATGATGTTGATGCCTCTACTCAATCTTATCCTTCTGGCAGACTATATACCTCTGGAAATCACACAACTTTATTAGCAGCAGTATTAGAACTATTCGGACAAAGTGAAAAATGGTGTAATCTAGGGTTTAAGAGCTTGATTTTAGGTGATGATAAATTTGTTTACGTTAAAGGGTGTATGGATAATTCTAAATTAATTGAATTCATGCAGGATTTAACAGAGTTTCTAAGTACTTTAAATTTAAAACTTGAAGTTTTTGGTTCTAGAGTCTTTGGTGATTTTTTGCAACAGAGTGTCTTATGTGGTATTCAAATTCCAAAACCATCTAGATCTACGATACAGAATGTTGAGAAGAATGAGGCTGAAAATAGAAATCCACTTGAAATCTTTTGGATTGTTGTAGAGACATCAAATGTAAGTGCAAATAGAATATATGCACCTGAAAATCTATCCAGTTTTTTACTATCTGTATGGTTTATTATTCGATATAAAAAGTATGTCATTAGTGAGGGTCCTCCAATTTTAAAATCTTCATATACAGGTGAGTTGTTCACAGTATTTAATAATGATATCTTATTAATAACCCTTCCAATCTTATTACCTTCAGTATCACCAATGAATATACCTCCTATCTTACTTGATGTTGATAATATTGAATCTAATCCTCTAACATATTTTACCCCTGGTGGTGATTTTATGTATGTATACTGGTATATGGTATTTAAGAATCGTGATGATATAGCTATAGCAGCCGATTATTACTTAGATTCTAACGAACAACTTCAATTAAATATTACCAAAATAAAGCATAAATATTTTAAATCATTTATTAATTGGGAAGTACGTGATCAGTATGGAATTACTCTCTCTGAACATCTAATTGGATTTAAAAGGACACCATCATTGTCAAAAATGAAGAAAGAAGAGATTGGTCATCATAATTTACAACTTATGGAAGACAGATTATTAAATTATGTAAATCAAGGAAAATTAAATGCAACTAGAGAGGCCACAAATCAATTACTCTCCAATAATATTAAGTTTGATACTAGTGTCACCTTTGAAGCACGAAATAGGTATAAGGTTATTTCATCCTTTACATCTGCATTAGAAAATAATGACGAACAAAAAGTGATTGATATAAATTGGATAAAATATATTGATGAGTATCAGGTATTACCAGTAAAAAATATCAATAAGTATATAGTAACTGGAATTTCGATCTCGACAGACGAATCTATATGTATGAAAGTTGATGAACTTGAACAAAATTCAAGAGCGATTGCCTCAGCACCATTTGTTATTTTACCTGTTATACCTTCATTACATCTTTTTTCTGATAGGTTAAGATGGATTTTAATGTTTGGCTTCGCGTCTGAGATAGCAAGTGATATAACCCGATCTGTTAATAAATTAGGTGAAGATGTCGGATTTGGATTTGATGCTGAAAAAATTATCGAAGAAGGAGTCAAAATTTATAAAACGAACGCGAAGGCAATAGAATTATACACTCAGACATTAGGCATTACGGAGGCACAAAGATTAAGAATTATAAATTTAGTAAAACAAATTGTTAAACGTGGATATTCACAAGAGTATAAATCTATTTTTCCAATGAATAAATACTTTGTTGAAAATGGTGATGCTTTTTTATATAGTGACTTCTTTGATAAACGTGATGTATTGACCTTAGAGCCATTTGTAAAATCTGGTGCTATTCCATTAATATTACGAGACGCAATATTTGCATTTGGTTGTAGTATACTATCTGTACATCCTAGAATAGTTAATAATTATGTAGCCATGATTTTAAACTTTGAGCATGATTTAGAATCGTAATTGGGTTTAAAAATTAGTTACTTGCCTTTTA